AGGAGGAGGTGGGAATCTTCCTGCACAGGGCACACCTGTAACTCCTGGTGGAGGAGGATATTTACATTATCAGCATGGAGGCCCAGTTAAAGCTAGAACTCCTATTATAGTAGGTGAAGCTGGCCCAGAACTTTTCATTCCTAAATCTTCAGGAACTATTATTCCTAATGCTACATCTAGTTCCAATATAGATGTAGTTATCAATGTTGAAAACAAAACAGATTCTAAGGTGAAAGCTACACAGAGTCCTATGAAGTTTGATGGAAAGAAATATGTAAAGGGTGTGGTCTTGGAATTATTGGGAACAGATCAAGACTTTAAGTCTGGTGTGAAATGGGGACTTAGATGAAAGACCTGTCCAATAATCTGATAGCTGAGAAAAATCAACTATCGTCTCCAAATCCTTGGCTTTTGCTTTTGGATATTATCATTGAAGGAACAGAGATAAATATAGTAAGAAATACTGAGAATATTACTTTTAAAGATAAAGTTTATATTGCCTTCCCTTTTGATTTTGACTTCCCTGAAGAAACTGCAAGGGGAGAGTTGACATCAGCAGAATTGAAAATATCAAATGTCACAAGAGTATTTCAGACTTACCTGGAGGAATATGATGGTGCAGTAGGGGCCACAGTGAAACTAATAATAGTGAATACCGCTTGGTTAGGTGAAGATTATACAGAATTAGAGGTTACATTTAATGTAATGAAAACCATATCAAACGCTCAGTGGGTTACATTTACACTGGGCATGCCGTCACCAAGGAGAAGGAGGATTCCTTTTTATAAATACATAGCAGAACACTGCAATTGGGTCTATAAGAGTGCAGAATGTGCTTATACTGGAACTAAACCTAAATGCTTGAGAACCCTTGATGCCTGCAGGTATCACGATAATACTCTTAGATACGGAGGATTCCCAGGTTTAACTCGTGGAGGTATAAGGATTGTCAGCTTCTGATGTTTATGCTGATTTGATAGGTAAGAAGTTTAAATGGAATGCTTGCGGCCCCGATGAATATGATTGTTGGACTTTATGCCGAGAGATTTACAGAAGATTAGGTAAAAGGATGCCTGAGTTCTCTTACTTCATAGACGGAGAAAAGAAACAAGAGAAGTCAGCGGAGGAATTTGAACGGCATAAGGGCAGTTTCACAAGACTTGATTTGCCAGTGCCTTTCTGTATTGTAGCTTTTAATCTTATACCAAGATATGTTTCCCACGTCGGGATTGTGCTTGAAAATAATTATGAATTTATCCATGTTTTAAAATCTACATTTGTAGTAAAAGAAAGATTGGACAGTATTATTTGGGAAAGAAAGATAGCTGGATATTATGAGTGGATAGAAAATTGCAATTAGTAAAAGTAATAAATCCTTTTGATAGACATAGTAGGGATATAAGTTATATTGACTTTAATGGTAAATCTCTTCTTGACTTAAAAAATGAATATATTTCTTCAGATATAGAATTCGTAGCTTCTGTGAATGGGAGAATAATCCCAATTGAAAAACTTTCATTAATAATCCCTAAAGAAAATGATTGTATCGTCTTTACTCCAGAGATTAAAGGTGGTGGAGGAGGAGGTGGGGAAGGTACAGGCAAATCTATTTTAAGAATGGTCGCTTTTATAGGTCTTACTCTGCTTACAGCAGGATATGGTGCATCTCTTGCTGGTGCAATGGGGATAACAAGTAACTTCGGAATAGCAATGGTGCAGATGGGGATGATGGTAGTAGGGGGATTGTTAATAAATGCTTTATTACCAATGCCAATGCCGAAAGAACCTGATTCTTTAGAGTCTGGACAGACCTATTCTTGGAATCCCAAAACTACACAGGAACAAGGATTAGTAATACCGAAGGCTTATGGAAGGAATAAACTATATGGTAATGTAATCGGAACATATATTTATCATAATGGGTCTGATAGTTATATAAATGTTTTAGTGCATTTGGGGATAGGCCCAATAAGTGATATTCATAGTATAAAACTCAACGACCAACCTTCAGCACAGCTAAGCGGTATCAATATAGAAACACGATTGGGGTATCTGACTCAAGATGTTATTACAGGGTTAGGAGAAGCATCAAGAATTGAATATCCAATTTCTTTGATATGTGAAGGTGGTGCAGCACAATGCCACACAAGTGACCCCGAATGGGTATATTACACTACAGAAGGAGACAGTTTTGATTGTCTTTATGTTGTACTTTGTTTCCCACAAGGTCTATATGGTATAGAAAAAGATGATGGTGATGTAAAACCTGTATCTGTAGTATTTAGTCTTAATTATCGAAAAGTAGGTGGCTCATGGGTTAATCTAATAGATTCTAAAACTATTACTCAGAGAACTCAGAAGCCTATTTTCCACACAGAAGTGATAGATGGGCTTGAGTATGGCTATAAATATCAAATAGCTGTTATTAAAAATTCCTGTGAATTCGAGGAGGAACCATCTAAATATTCTATAAAAGATTATGGTTGGTCTGCTTATGTTTTTACTATGCAGTTATCTTCAGTGCAGGAGGTTTTATGGGAAGCATTTTCTTATCCTCGACAGGTTCTCGTAGGAATTAAAGCCTTAGCTACAGATCAATTATCAGGTTCACTACAATTTTCTTGTATGTCAAATGGGGCTATTGTTAGAACTTATAATGGTTCTACTTGGAGTTCAGTGTATTCTAACAATCCTGCTTGGGTAGTATGGGATATACTTACACAGCCCGTATTGGATAATGACTTGAATGTGGTGAGATATGATGGATATGACCCCTCATATCTGGATCTTCCTAAGTTTTATGAATGGGCACAGTGGTGTGATGGGAATGTATCAGATGGACAGGGTGGTATGGAGAAAAGATGCGTGTTTAACGGAGTATTAGACTCAGAAACATCAGTATGGGAAGCAGTAATGATAGTTGCTCAAGTTGGTAGAGCAGCAGTGCTCCCCATAGGGTTTAAGATAACAGTGGTAATAGATAAGCCCTCAACTCCTGTACAGTTGTTCACTGTAGGAAATATGATAGAGGATTCTTTTAGTGAGACTTTCCTATCGTTGGATGAAAGGGCTTCGGAACTGGAAATATCTTTTGTTAATCGAGAAAAAGATTATGAACCCGATACGTTTACTGTAATTAATGATAACTTAGATACTCCTGCTTATAGAGTCAATATGCAACTTAAAGGAATCACAAGAGCATCAGAAGCATGGCGAGCAGGTATGTATAGGCTTTATTGCAACCAATATATCACAAAAACAGTGCAGTTTGATGCGGATATTGATTCCTTAGCTTGTACTATAGGTGATGTAATAAATGTCCAGCATGATGTACCTCAGTGGGGATATGGTGGAAGATTAGAAAATGCTTCTATAGATAGTATAACATTGGACAGGACAGTTACTCTTGATATTGGTAAGGCTTATGGGGTAATAATTAGATTGGCATTAGACGATTCACTTGTGGAAAGGACAGTCACAAATGTACATGGGGACACATCTGTCTTAACCTTATCTGTACCTTTTGATGTAATCCCTTCCAAATATGATGTTTATTCATTTGGAGAATTGGTGAAAGTCACAAAACCATTCAGGGTGATAAATATATCCCGAACAGGGGATTTACAATGTAAAATAACTGGAGTTGAATACAATGAGAGCATTTATAATGTAGATACGGAAGAACCCGTAATCCCTACTATTAATTATTCAGATTTAGAATTGTTTCCTCCTGTAACTGGATTAACAGCAAAGGAATTACTTTTACGAGAAGGTAATACTATAGTCACTGCTATTGATATAGCCTTCAATCCCCCTTTCAGTTCCATATACAACAAAGCTGAGATATGGTATAAACCACATGAAGCAGCTTCTTGGATATTTGTTGGGGTATCACGAGATTATATAAGAATTAAATCATCTATTGAAGATGGGGAAACTTATGATATAGCAGTATTGACAATAAATACAGCAGGGCAGAGAATGGGGTTTTCTATTGCCCCTACAGTTAGTATTGAGGTGAGGGGGAAGCTTACACTACCAGAAGATATTACAGAATTATGGGGTGAGGCATCTATAGGTGGGATAAGATTACAATGGAGTTCTGTTGGTGATATAGATTTAGACCATTATGAACTCAGATTCCATCAGGATATAGTTGGGAAATGGGAAGATTCAATGTTTATATGTGATACCTATTCAACAAGTAAAACATTACCTGCTGCAAGGACAGGTAAATATTTGGTCAAGGCAGTTGATACTGGCAAAAGGAAAAGCCTTAATGCAGCAGAGTTTTATACTTTCATCCCAGATATTATAGGATGGAATGTAAAGGAAACATTGACTGAAAATCCTTCATGGACGGGTGATAAAGTAAACTTAATGGTAGCTGAAGGCAACCTTTTAATAGAAGATACAGGAAGTGCATTTTGGGATAATGTGGAAGATTTTGATGCTATACAGAATATTGATACTCTTGATGGTGGCGGAGGAGTAGAAACAACAGGTTCTTATACTACAGCAAATTTAGATTTGGGTACTGTTCAAGATGTCAGATGCAAAGGGAGAGTCTTATATTATGGGATAGATCCATCAAGTGCTTTTGACAACATATTAAATTTTGATGAAATCCCAGCGTTTGATTCAGTAGGGATTTCTACAGAAGTCACAGCTAAATTATATATGAGGGCATCACAGGATATGGTAACTTGGAATGACTGGCAACCTTTGTTTGTAGCTGACACTCAAGGTAGAGGGTTCAATTTCAAGATGGAAACCGACATAATTGATATAACTAAATCTATCGAAGTACATGAATTAGAATTTGAAGTAGATATGCCTGACAGATGGGAGGAAGCACAGGATGTTATTTGTCCAGCTATTGGGCTTGATATTGTTTTCGCTAAACCATTTTTAGCTAAACCAAGAATCGGCGTAACTATTCAAACTATGCAAGATGGGGATTATTATGCCATCTCAAGTGCTTCTGTTATAGGATTTACTATTATGATTAAGAATGGTGTATCAGGGGTCGAAAGAACCATCGATTGGTATGCTAAAGGATATTAAGGAGGTATAGATGCCGCAACATGATTTATCCATAACTAATGCTGATGCCAACACAGGCATAACCATAAGAAGTCAGCTTAATGGGGCACTTCAAGCACTCGGCACTTTGCAGTCAGGGGCAACGGAACCGACTGTCACCTATGCTTATATGCTCTGGGCTGATACTGGCAATTCATTATTGAAAATGAGAAACTCAACAAATACAGATTGGAAGATAATTGGGTCTCTTAATGAAGATTACTTAGCTTTAATGCCTAAGAATGTGGCGCAGACTATACCTGTACAGCATACTTTTAATCCTGTATCTGTGGGGGTACCATTTTTCCTTGGCACTAACGCTCTCGGGCAACTCGTGACGGGTCTGAATTCAGATAAACTGGATGGGTATGAAGCAACTGCTTTGGCTAAGATAGCTGAGAATCATACTATCTCAGGGATATATACTTTTTCTACTGCACCTGTATTATCGGGGACTGCTTGGCCGTCTTTCAATGTACACAGGAATGCAGTTAACCAAACAATTGTCGCAAGTACCCCTACTAAAATTGAATTTACAACTGAATCATGGGACACCAATAGTAATTTTGATAATGTAACAAATTTCCGCTTTTTGCCAACAGTTGTTGGATATTATTTATTAATCGGGACAGCAAGATATAATGGCCCATTTGTTGGTAGTGACAAGATTATGAGGGCAATGATCTATAAAAACGGGGCGGAATATAAGCAGGTACAAAGAATAAAGCATGGCACAGCAGGCGATGATAGTGTAACTGTAGAAGCGATTATAAATGCTAATGGTTCCTCAGATTACTATGAATTATGGACATACCATACTGATTCAGCATCTAAGGACATACTTGGAAGCTATATTTATACTAATTTTCAGGGTATCAGGATAGGATAAAGGAGGTATTGAATGAGCCAACATATAGGAGGAAACTACCATGCAACATGATTTAGAAATTACTAGTTCAGATGCTAATACGGGTACATCAATGAGGTCTGCTATTAATGCAGCATTACAGGCTCTCGGGGGGTTACAGAGCGGGAATATAGAACCCACTACTACTTATGCCTGTATGTTCTGGGCTGACACATCAGCAGAACAATTAAAAATGCGTGATACCTCTGATGCATCTTGGATAGTTATTGGAACTTTAGATACACCTCAGTTTGGTATAACAGGGGGGGATGGTACGGGAGGGGGGCATGTAATAATGGAAGATGGGTCTCCTCTTACTAGTAGAGATTATCTAAATTTTGTTAATGGGGTAATAGCTACAGATAATAATCCCAATACCAATATAAATATAGACTATGGAGATGCTACTTCAGCAGTAGGAACTTCGGGGAATGCTGGGACCGCTGTAAAAATAGCTCGTGCAGACCATATTCATTCCCATCCAAACACGGGATCATTTTTACCTGATTCTCACCATGCTAAAACCCATACAGACACAGATCATTCTGGACCTAATAAAGTTGGTGTGAAAGATGAGGGGGCATTAACTGCCACTAGAGCATATTTGAATTTTATAGGAGGAGGAGTTGCAGTAACAGATGATGGAACTAATGCCAATGTAACAATAGCAGGTTTATCAGGAATTCCTTTTGTAAATGTAAAGACAGATTTCAGTGCTGTAGGTGATGGAATTACTGATGATTCCACACCCATACAGAGTGCTATTAATTCATTAACAACGGGATTAGTAATATTCCCTCCTACTCCAGGAGCATCATATTTACATAATAGCACTATAACTGGAAAATCTGGTGTTCATTTGATAGGTATAGGATATCCTACTTTAAAACAGGGGGCGGCAAATATAAATGGATTTGATTTAACTGATAAGATAAATATAGTTGTGCAGGGAATTAAATTTGATGGACAAGGGCTGGGAGATTCCACCGGTGATATTACTGCAAATAGGGGGGTATTTTCCAAAGATACAACAAGTCAATTTAAGAATGTTACCGTTCAAGATTGTATTTTTACTAATCTGTATGCTTTTGGTGCTACATTCTCTGGACCAGGGGCTGGCAACTATAGCTATGATGTTAAGATTCTGAATAATACTTTTTACGATATGCCTGATGAGGGTTCTAATTTTTATTATATAAAAAGGGCAAAATCTATAGGTAATGTTTACAGAAATCATGCACATGAAGCTATCAAAATGTCTAATAGTTATGATGTGGAAGTAGCATTTAATCAGATACATGAATCTGGAATAGCTACAGCACAGGGGCCGATGATAAATATTGGGGACAATATGGATACAGTCAGGTGCATAGGAAATCATTGTGAATTGGGATATACAGGGATAGGTATTGAAAAGGGTGGCACAAATATAAAAGTAATAGGTAATACCTTAAAGGGACAGGGCAACAAAGGAATAAGTGTTACTATTTCTGCTGCTGAGGACTGTGATGATATCCTGATAGAAAGCAATACAGTTGATGCAGATACAGCAGCAGCAGGGATTAAGGCTGAAGGACTTTATACTAAAAAACTTGGCAGGATTATAGTAAAAAATAATACAGTCAAGGGGAATGTGACTAATGGAAATGTTTCCTATAATATGCAATATATAGAGAATCTTGAATTTGTAGGTAATAAAAGCATTGATAGTAAGAATGATGGGGTGTCTATAGGGAAGGTTGATCACCTGCTTTTTGAATGTAATACCATCAAGAATGCAAGACTTCATGGCATAGATGCAGTAAACATCAAATATGTAAAAATTAATAGTAATACCATAATTGATTGCTCTCTAATAGGTGCAAGTACTTATCATGGGATGAGTTTAGGAACTAATGATTTATGGACACTATCAACAGCATATAGTCTTGGGGAATCTATAATCCCAACAGCAACAAAACAGAATGGATATTTCTACGAGTGTACTGTTGCAGGAACTACAGCCAGTTCTGAACCTACTTGGGGGACTACAGTTGATGGAACAACAACAGATGGTGGGGTTACCTGGACATGCAGAGAGATGATACTCAGATGCAAGGATAATGATATCATTGATTCTGCTTCTAATATTCTGTATGGAATAGCTTCTTATGCAACCATTAATTATTTTGGTGGCAATTATGTTAAAAAGGGGAGCAGCGGGACAACAATAAGATTCATTAATTTCTATCCAGATTATCCAAGATCAAGTGCAGATATTATCAAATCCACTATAATGTGGACGGGAGCATTTGAGGCTGGCATTATATCAAAATCAACAACTCCTTATACTGCTTCCTCTTCTGACTATACAATATTGGTTGATGCTTCTGGAGGTAATAGGATTATTAATCTACCATCAAGTGCCAGTTCTACCATAGGCAGGATATATACTATTAAAAAAATAGATTCTTCAGCTAACACTGTCACAATAGATGGAAGCGGTTCTGAAACCATTGATGGTTCCACAACTAAAGTATTATCAGCTCAATGGAAGTATATAACTATTCAATCTGCAGGTAATGGTACTTGGGCGATAATTGCTAACAATTAGGAGGTGATAAATGGCTAATTTTCCCACACTTACTAGACATGCTATATATGGTCAAGAAAACCAAATTGAGGATAGTGTAATACGAAGCAATATGGAAGCTGGTTACCAGCATAGGCGTCCTAGATATACAAGGAGCAGAATAGATTTCGGCACTATTACAATTGATAATATAACTGATGATGATAAGGACACTTTGTTTACATTTGAAACTACCACATTGGGGAATGGAGCTGATAGTTTTGATTGGCAAAACCCTTCTGAAATATATGGGGGGAGACTATGGGATGCTACAACTGCTTATGTAGTAGGAAGCATTGTAAGACCTACTATTGTAAATGGACATTCTTATAAATGTACCACAACTGGTACTAGTGATAGTGCAGAACCTAGTTGGCCTACTTATAAAAATGAAACTATAGTAGATGGAACAATAACTTGGACTGAAAATACATATAATGTAGCTTTAAAATCACCCATACGCTTTAAAGAGAAAAGTTTTGGATATTGGACTGTAGAAATAGCTCTTATGGAGATATAAATATGATTACTAAAGATGAAAATGACCCTTCATATCAGAAACTTGAAAAGTTATCTAAATATTTCACCAAGAAACTATTTCTAACATATCAAGGATTAACTCAGAATTATGCAGCAGTCACTGAGCATCATATAAATGTTGAGCAGAAGGAACTGGCATGGAATGCATACGATACAGAGTTAGAAAATAGGATAATGGTTCCACTTTTAGATATATTTACTATAAATCAATGTGGGGTAGCTGAGATGTGTACAGCCACATTGAAACTGCTAGAGCTTATGGGTTCATTTGTAGAACAGGTAGAGCAGCACCAAAAGGAACATGATGAAGTTAGTTTTTGGATAAACAGGTTC